ATGCTTGAAGTAAGTCAAGATTGAAAAAGGTTGTATCAAACTCACCGTTTGGTTTTAGGTAAGGCGTCTGTTGACCCCCAATAAAACTTTGTACTTCCTTCAGAGTAGCGGGAACAATAGGCTCACCGTCTTTTGTTTCTGCCGGTGGTGGTGGTGGTGGAGGATTACCGTCAGGACCGCCAGCAGAGTTTCCACTACTGACATTTGTGGTCATATTTGAGTATTTTTGTAAGAGAGTGTCTGCTTTGGCTTGTATGTTAGTAGCTATCTCTGTGTCAGTTAACCCGCTTCTTTTGGTAAGCTGTTGTCTTATAAAGTCATTCAATTCCGCTGTGGCTTTCCCTGCAATAAGTGCCCTTTCTGGGTTTGGTCCAAATCCCCCAGAGGTATTCGCACCCATAACTGAGTTTTTAAGGTCACTTCGTATGGTGTCTAAACCTAAGTCATTTAGAAGTTGCTCATCCAGATTATTGTTTAGCGCAATTAAATCAGCAGTTTCTCTAGGGGTAAGACCCGCCACTTCTGCCATTGCCCTAATATCTTTGGAGTCAAGAACTTCTGTGGGGTCAGTAATATCGCTAGTCAATTCGGATATAACAAGAGGGTCAGTCTTTTGTGTGACCTTGCCTCTGTTTGTATATAAGTCATTAAGGGCGCTACCTTGCGAACCGCCGTATTCTTGGTTTAACCTTTGGAGTTCCCTTCTGTCATCCTGTGTCGAGTCCCACCACTCTTGGCTCCACTTGGCCTCATCCCCTGCTTTTTGCATCTCCTCAAAAAGTACACCTATTCTATCTTCGCCAGCATCTTCATCGTCCTCGTCTTGGCGTTTTTCAGAGGCATCAATAAGCTGCGTGACGTTTCTCTCTGCCTGTGCAAAGCGGTCTTTGTAGACAATACCGAAAGTACCTACATTCAGCTTTAAACCATTGAGCATCCGAAGGACTGTTTCTGCACCAGCGCGGTCCCCTTTATTAGCAAGGCGTTCGCTTGTTCCCGTTAGAAAATTCTCAGCCATTTGAACAACTGCTTTAGGGTCTTGCCCTTGGTCAATTATGGCTTGAACGTGAGCGTTTATTTGCCCTGAGAAATTTAAAGAACCTTTTGAATCACTCTCTTCCCCGCCTATAGGGTCAAAGAAAGTTTTATCGTTAATTGTGGTCTGTACTCCCTCAAGAATACCCACCATCCCATCGCCCCAAGCTCTCATACGGGCTTTCTTGGCTTGGCTTATGCGGTGTTCAAAGTTTCGCTGTTGAACCTGTCGTTCATAGGTTTGTGTTACCGCTGCAAACTCATCGTTAAACAGGTCACTACGGAAGCTAGATAGATTGTTAGCCTCAACGTATTTCCCTCGTTCTTCAGCAACAAACGCATTAAAATCAAAACCACCAGAATCTTTCTTTTTGTTCCACTCAAGGGTCAGAGCAGAGCCGAAGGTACTTGCATGGTTTCTTAGTAATTGACGGGCAAAGCCTTCGACCCAAAAGGGAGACTGAAGTTCGTTAATCTCTCCGCTTCTAATTTTAGCAGACATTGCTTTGCGTTCTTCAGGAGTAGCCTCATAGAATGACTTTTCGCCTAAATTCGCTTGTTTTTCTCTGTCTTTAGTAACCTTATCAGTAATAAAGTTATCAAGTGCAGGGTTTACGATACTAAGCGCACTAAGTATCTGAGCATATTGTTGGTTCTTCTGTGGGGCCGCTGGCCGTACATAGGTATCAACGGGTCTAGCGACTACCGCTGATGTTTCACCCATCGCTCTCAAGCGAGAAGTATCAACTCTGGCTCTTGGTCTTCTAGCCATTGGTGGCATCCTTCAAAAGTTAACTCAGTTAATTATTAGACCTCAAAAGCAGGTTCATTGGGGTTGTTGATTTTGTTGTATTTGTTGTAGCCTTGTAGACCCAACCCAGCCATTTGAAGCCCAGCCCCTAGGAGACTTGGGGCCGTTGGAAGGGCCATGTTGTTGACCCTACCTTGAGCCTGAGATTCCAAGGCTTTACGGTCATAAATCCCTTGTTGCTGTATGGCATCAAAGTTCCTATTGATTGTCCCTTGGTTGTTCAGCTTGGTTCTCTCAATGTCTGCCACAAGTGCAGCTATAGACATTCCAGAAACCCCAGCTTCACCAGCGGAAGCTATGGTTCTACCTTTGACCTTTGCGGCCTCAATCTTGCTTGCCATAGCTTTATCCAATAGGGCATCCCGTTCCTGAGATTCCCGAAGGCTTAACTGCCCCGCTTGTTCCAACATGGATTGCTGGGCCAAGAGCCTATTGGTGTTGTACTGCTGTTGTTGGGCTACAAATTGTTGCTGGTCGGCTTTGTAGTTCATAAAGGTTGAACCTACGGAAACCGCTGTGCCAACCGCGCTCAACCCTGTGCTTATTGCTGCGGCTCCCTCGGCTGCGCCAAGTGCCATACCTATCTGTGCAAAGCACATGGCTAACTCCTTATTCTTACAAATTCATAGAAGGGCTGGGGATGAACCCCGTAGTTAGGCTTTAGGGATATGAAGGTAAAACCTAGTATCTTGAGCCATTTGATAGCCCTCTTGTTTTCCTGAGACACAAAGTTGGTTAGAACTTGGTATCTCTTTTGTACCTCAGTTACCCATTGTTTGTTCTGAGTAACGAACTCCCTATTAAAGCTAAGGCCCTCTGAGGCTTCCGACATAAGCAACCATGGAACACCCACGGTTCCGTTGTTGGTAACGCCAAACATTCCTATAATGTCCTGATTATCATTCACGACACTGTTGCACTCTTCAGAAACTAAAAAGGAAAGCTGAAGTCCCGCCAAGGGGGTTAGCCCATGGGAAGCCCATATTTCCCTTTTGTCTGTGTCTCGTATGTTAGGTGCTAGGTTCCTACAGTCTTTGAATTTTGAGGGTCTATAGTGTGCTGTCAAAGTCTCCGTGAGCGTAGCATATAGAAGCCTTCCCACTCTGCCGATTGGAATACACAAGGAAGAAAGCTGTCACTCTCAAGCTCAATATCTACTTGGTCTGACTTGGCTAACACTGGAAACGAAAAGGTGCCGTCATCTATGGAGACTTGCCCAATGATGTTATTGACGCTCCCAAGGTTACGTCCTGTGAAAGACTTAGTGGATGTACTGCGCCTAGCGGGTGTCACTTTGGCCTTAAAGAACCCACTATTATTAAAAACCAAGTTAAAGTTTCTAATCTGTAGTCTGCCAATGGTTATCGGGTTGTTATCCTTTTTGACCACTTGCTCAGAAAACTTGTACTTAAAGGTAAAGGGAACCCCAGCATAAACGGTCTTACCCGCTGCTAAAGTAGCCGCTAATGCAGAGGAAGCTATAATGGCACCGTTCTGTGTCACATAGATTGCAGAACTATCGGTGTAGGGTAGTGTAGTTGTACCCCCAGTTTTCAGCTTAACCCTACGGTCCAACAGAACAGAGTGTCCAGCATCAGTTACAGATATAGCGGTGTCTTCCCCTAGGTTAATTGTCTCAAGGCAAACATCGCTGCCCCTTTTGATAACCATGAATATCTCTGATTTATTGAAGTCTACATTCAGGACAGTCCCACCGAACTTCCATTTAGACCAAGCTGATTGTAGCTTTTCTTGGGCGTTCCAATAGTACCTATAGACATACACCAGTGTTCTATCGGTGTCTGAAAGAACCAACAAAGTATCTTCATTAGAAGACGCTGTAAGCCGTGTGATTTCCCCACGAATATATGTAGGTACATGGGCCGTTATTTCAGCAGCATCGTTGGTGTTGGTGTCGTTATCTACAAAGTATTCTCGGACCCCTGAAGATGTACCTTTAGAGGTCCCAAAGAATATGTACTTCCCAGCACCTACAGGCTTGGACCTCAAGCTGGCCTCAAACTGTGTGGTAACATCTATGGATACTGTATCGGGGGCCAGTATGTCATCAGAAGAAAGAACAAACTGTGTAAGGTCTGAAAACAACAGAAGACGCTCAGAGAACGGGACAGCATGTTTAAGAATAGACACTTGGTTGTTTGATACGGCAATATCTAGGGGTCCAGAGTCCACAAGGGTAATCACAGTTCTCTGAAAGAAGTTAAAGAACGAACCAGCCTCAGACATAATTACGTTTTCATCTGACAGTAAACCAAGGCGGTTTTTGTGGAAAAAGATATCGTTAATCTTGTATCCTACAAAGGAAGGAAAATCGTTTGTTTCATCGTCACCAGCCCCACGTTCTGCCCAAGTTGCGGGTTTAAACTCAAAGGCTCCCCCAGCGGTCCTAATAAGCTGGTGAGGCATTGTAGTTTCATCAAACTTCTTAGCTATGTTAGGAGCTATGACTTCTTTCCAGACTAATTGTCCGTTTCCATCGGGGTCTGAAAGCTGAATGTAGTAATCATCTTGGCCCTTCTGGTTGTCTCCTATCACCTCTATCAAAAAGCCTTCTTTGCCTTTTGGGGGTAGTTTTTTGTAATCACTGGTTTGCCCTTTGAAAGCGAACAAAAACGTATCACCGCGAGAGTCTGTAGCTTCTACATCAAAAGCATTTCCGTCATCCCGCTTGATATACAGCGTGTTATCTAAAAGTTCTTTTGTGAACCCAGCGGGTAACGAAAGGCCACTATGCAGAGCAGACGCAATGTTGTTGGTTCTTACATCCCCTTGGTTAGCCGCACTAGAACTATCCAAAGTGGTCTTTGTAGTCGAATAGGTAGTACCATTGTAGGTCACTCGGATTGTGTAGTCAGTCTTGTAATCACCCTGTTTAACATAGAACAAAGCCTCTTCGGGCCTTGCGGTACTAAGGTCACTTGTATTCTTTGCCACGGTCTTTGTTTTGTTCACAATGAACGTATAGTCGGCAATGGTAGTAGCACTGATTTCTGTGGAAGGGTCAGACAGGCCACTAAGGTAGTTTATTGCGGTACTAGGGACAGAACTTGTGGATATCTGGGTCCCAGCCTTATCGTAAATATTTAAGGCTCCCGCTGTGATAATCAGGGTATAAAACTCATTGTCATCCCTGCGGATTGTGTGGATGAAAGCGTTGTCTACAGAGGCAGGGACATTAGGTAGTATAGCGACATGCTCAGAGGCAGGGCGTTTCTTCAGCCCGTCAACCACAGTAGACAAACCGTTTTCCTGTTCCTGTGCCTGAGTGTTTAACCGAAGTGACGGGGGCTGTTGGGAAACCCCGTTAATCAAGTTGGGTATCGAAGCTGAAACTAGAGCCATTCTAAAGGACCCTCCCGCCTACTCTGTCAATCACAGAGGCTACAGAATAATTATCAAAGATATTGTGGTCGTTTACTAAGCTGTCTGCATCCTTCAGTTCTACTAAGGCTCTCAGTTCGTCTTGCTGATGGAAACCGTGAAGTAAGTCAGAGCCAACCACGCGGTCCTGAAAGATACGGGCAGAACGAATGGTAATGTACCGCCTTGCGGATTCTGGAAGGTCTGTAAACTCAAGGACAACAACAGTATTCATTTTGATTGCAGCAGTAGCTTCAAAGTAGAATGAGTTTGTTGCTCGGTTATAAAGTTTACTGCCCCTAGCCACTACGTCTATTGTGGTACTTCTATTCTCTGCCATATCAATGCGTAGAACATCAGGACCCACCACAATCTGTAGGTCACTGTTTGGGGTAAATTCTTGTAGGTAGTTGGTGTTAAAGGCCCACCCTTGGGATTGGACCTCACGGCTTACAGAGTCCAAGATTGTCTCTGCGGTTTCGGCGTCAACCAACCCTGAAGTAAGTGAGTTTACAGGGGCTTCACCGATAGCCGTAAGAAGCGTGTTGACCGCCTCTAATTTTGTGGTTGCCGTGAGTGCCATTTGTTATGCCTTTGAGTTTTTATATTGCGCTAGTATTCTGCGGCCTTTTGCTTGGGCAGACGCTTTGTCACCAGAGTGACCCCATGCCTCTAGTGAGAGCTTCAGTCTGGTCTTCTTCCCATCCTTCATGAGTGGCCCTTTGGCTCCCCCCATTCTCACAAGAAACGAACCCTTCCGTCTTTTCTTCTCTGGGGTATCCGCTGTCTTTCTTACGGGTGGTTTCAGCGTACCCCCTGTGTAAGACGCTCGGCCCTTGGCGTTTAGGCCCCCTTCTGGGTTTTGCCCTTCTGAACGCTGCCATGCGGGTGTCCTCGACATATGGTTACGCCTTTTTCTTTAGGTATCTTCGGGAAGTCTTAGCCGACTTTTTAAAGTCATTGGCTGATGGTGCGCCTTTGCTACTAGGCTTCCTCATCTTTTCGCCAGAACCCGCAGCGATACGCTTACGCTTGGCGTGAATATTGTCGTATAAACCTTTGGTCATTCTTGCCCCCTAAAACGAAAAAAAGGGAGGCCCCAATGGGACCCCCCTCAATTTGCCATAAAGTTAACTGAGTTAACTCTTTAAGCTGCCATCAGAGCAATCGCACATGCTGGACGCAGTACGTTGTGACCCATGGCATATTTTGCCACCATCAAGGTGCCTTGACGGTTAATTTGATACTCACTCTCAACGCCCAAATCCATGAGCTTAACAGTAGCAACAGCATCGCGTGTCATAATCATGCCACGGACTTTTGCAGCAAGGTCAACTAGGTTAACCCCGTCTGTTGTTGTGTTAGTGATATCGTAGGAAGTAGTCCGACCAGAACCAGCAGTGTTTGCCAGAGGACGGTTGCCTTTTGACTGACCTTTAGAGCCGCCAGAAGTTTCCAACAAATCAGCAGTAACCAAGTGATTACTCATCATTACTGGCATACCCGCAATCGAAGGTACGCTTCCAGAAGCAACAGAGCCGTTACCGCCAAAGTCACGGTTCATAAACGTCAGTTTACTACCGTCAGATACGTCCATAAGGGCGTAGTATTGGTCAGGTGGCAGAACAACAACAGCACCAGAATCGTAAGGCACGTTCTTCTTGTCCATTTCCTTCTTGGCGTCAAAGATTGACTTAGCGATTTTCGCAGGGTCAATAATATCGCCACTACTACCAGAACCAATGGTCACGTTGTCAGTGAAGTCTTCTTCAG